AGTACCGGCGCACCTGTGCTAATTGCTACTGGCATGATGACGCCATGTGGGCGTGCAAGCGCCCGGGAGGCTGGTGGTGGGATAATCGGTATCATCGCTGCGTCGCCTTCCGGTGGCGGAACAGCCCGCCGGGGAGAAGGAAAGGAGAAACTCAACATGAAAAATAAGGACCTGCGGAGATTGCGCTGTCTGGTGAAGGCGCAGACCTTGTGGCACCTGGAGCGGCTGGCCTATCTGGACGGGTGCGGCGACGTGGGCCGCATGGTAGACAAGTTGACCCGGGACAAGATGCTGGCCCTCCGCCAGTCTGTCGCCGGGCCATGGGCGGCCCACTACATGGCTCGGACTAAGCGGGGGGACTGATGGCAAAGCGGCTCAAGACCATCACGGCGGGGCGCCTGGTGGTCGTTGGGTGCTACACCATCCCAACACCCCGCAGCACAGAGCGGGAGCGAAGGGCTCTGCGGGAGATCTCCAGCGCAGCCCAGATGACGATTAACGCCAACCGCTCCTGGCAGCGGCTGGAGCTGTTGCTGGCCGCCAACTTCGGGCGGAGAGATCTCCATGTGGTGCTCACTTATGACGATGAGCACCTTCCGGCCAACCGGCAGGCGGCGGTGAAGCGGGTGCGCAAGATGCTGCCCCAACTCCGGGCCGTGCGGAAGTCCAGAGGGCAGGAACTCAAGTACATATATGTGACGGAGCAACTCAGCTCCGAGGGCGGGCGGCTCCACCACCACTTGATAATCAACGGAACCGGGGCGGATCTGGATGTTCTCCGCTCCCTTTGGCCTTATGGTGAGGTGGAGCTGGAGCCCCTGGACACATGGCAGGGCTACGAGGCCCTGGCCAAGTACCTGACCAAGGAGCCCAGGGAGCTGGGCAAGCCGGAGGTGGGGGCGCGGAACTGGGCGGCCTCCCTTGGGCTGAAAAAGCCGAAGGTGGAGAGTGAAATCGTCAAGGATAACCTGACGGTGGCCGCGCCGCCCGGAGCAGTCATCCTCAGCGCACCGCCACCCGTGCGAAACGAGTTTGGCGAGTTTGTCGTGCTGAAATACTATTTACCAATAAGGAAGAAGGAGGAGAAGAAAGGAACCAGGCCACCGCGCAGGCGGAAAAGAAAATAGCCCTCGCGTCTTTATTCGGTCTGGAAACCAGTGGTAACAAGTCCGTGAGGAGGTAGAAAATGCATGGAAAAGTTGCAAAACAGAGGCGAGTGTGGTAAACTAATCGTGAAGGACGGATGGCTGAAATGTCCGTCCTGCCGCAAGCGGCTGCTCCGAGTGGAGCGCGACACTGCGGCGCACAATCTCATTGTCTACTGCCGAAACTGCAAGCGCAGTGTAACGGTAGACATCGACAGAGGCCAGTGCTTTGAGAGCCAGAGCCCGACATGATCCCAGCGTGGGATGTGGTCGGGCTCTGGCTTTTTGTTTTGCCCGGAGGTGATAGCCCGTGGCCATGAAGCCGCTCCGACCATGCCGGTATCCAGGATGCCCGGAGCTCACCCGAGAGGGATACTGCCCCAAGCATAAGCCTAAGCGGGCGGGGCGCCGGGTGTCCGCCCAGTGGCACGGCTGGTACAGTCTGCCCGTCTGGACGGACGACCTGCGGCCCAATCAGCTCCTGCGGGAGCCGTGGTGCCGGGAGTGCGCCCGACGGGGCATACACACCAGGGCCACGGTGGTGGACCACATCCAGCCCCACCGGGGCAACTGGACCCGCTTTATCGACCGGGACAATTTGCAGAGCCTGTGTAAGTCCTGCCACGATCGCAAGACTGCCCTAGAAATGGCGGCGGAAAAACGGCAAAACCGGGGGCATTTTTAGTGCTTGGAATCGGCGAGACCGGCGGGATGCTTGGGCGTGCGCAACGGACCTGCCCGCGCACGGCAAGCCGGAGGCTTGCCAGACCCTACCCCCGGCCTGGAAAAGTTTAGGGAAATTGATGCAAGACCGCACGGCCCCCTCGGTGAGAGATTTTCTCCCCACGGGAAATCCCGAAGCCCGGCGCAGCCCCGCAGGTGGCGAAAGCCGGGAGCAGGCGGGGAGAGAGATGGGGAAAAGCTGGGGGCGAGACGGGCGGCAAAACTGAAAACGAGGAGGTGGCCGGAATGGCTATCGAAACACAGAACGGGTACCCGTCCATCCGCATCACGGCGGGGGAGCGGGTACTGAGAAAGGCGGCGGAGCTGGTGCCCTATGAGGGGAACCCGCGCCGTCACGGCGAAAAGCAGATGCAGGCGCTGCGCCGGAGCCTGCGGGAGTTTGGCTTTCTCCGGCCGCTCCTGATCGACCGGGAGAACCGGCTGGTGGCCGGCCAGGCCGTCCTCCAGGCCGCCATGGCCGAGGGGATGGATGTGGTGCCGTGTATCCTGGCCGAAGGACTGACGGCGGAGCAGCGGCGGGCGTATATCCTGGCGGACAACCGCCTGGCCGAGCTGGCCGAGTGGGACCGGCAGGCCCTGCGGGTGGAGCTCCAGGCCCTCAACGACCTGGGCTTCGACCTGGAGCTGACGGGCTTCTCCCTGGAGGCGCTGCCCTTCCGCCTGGACGGGGAGCCGCCGGCGGCGGAGGAGGACGCGGAGGCCCCGGTGCAGGGGCGGGCACCGCTGGAAAGCGGCCGCTGCTATCAGCTCGGCCGGCACCGGCTGTATGTGGGGGACGCTACGTCCCCCGGCGCTCTGGATGCGCTTATGGACGGAGCGAAGGCGCGTCTGCTCCTGACTGACCCACCCTACAATGTTAACCTGTACGGTGAGGCCAAGCCCAGGAGCCGGACGGACGGGCTGCGGGTGCTCAACGACCACTGGGAGAGCGAGGATGCCTTTGAGGACTTCCTGGCGGGGGCGCTGGCCGGATGCGCCGGGCACATGGAGCCGGGCGCGGCCTTCTACCTGTGGCATGCCTCCATGCACGCGGTCAGCGCCTACCATGCCTGCGCCCGGAGCGGGCTGGGGGTGCGCCAGCAGTTGATCTGGGTCAAGCAGAGCTTCATTCTGGGGCGCCAGGACTACCAGTGGCAGCACGAGCCCTGTCTGTATGGATGGAAGCCGGGAGCGGCCCACCGCTGGGAGGGAGACCGGAAGCAGGGCACGGTCCTGCGCTTCGACCGGCCGGTCCGCTCGGCGGAGCACCCCACCATGAAGCCGGTGAAACTCTTTGACTACCTGATCCGCAACAGCAGCCGCCCTGGGGATATCGTGCTGGACCCCTTTGCCGGGAGCGGGACCACCCTGGCGGCCTGTGAGCAATCCGGGCGGACGGCTTATGTGGCAGAGCTGGACCCCGGCTATGCGGCGGGAATTGCGGATCGCTGGAGGCGGCTGGCCGGAGAGGAGGCCGCCGCCGCATAAACAGAAGCGAGGTGAGAGAATGCCCGGACCGAGACAGAGCCTGGAGGTGCTGGAGGGAAAGGGCCGGAAGCATCTGAGCCGGAGCGAGCGGGCCCAGCGGGCGGCCGGGGAGGTGCGGCCCGCGCCGCCCAAGCAGATCAGGGCCCCGGACTACCTCCCACAAAACCTGCGGGATGAGTTCCGCAGCCTGGCCAGGCAGCTCAAGGAGCTGGGGCTGCTCAGCAGCCTGGACTACGACACCCTGGCCCGCTACCTGTTAGCCCGGCAGAGCTATCTGGCTGCCACCCAGGAGGTGATCGCCCTCCAGCGGGGGGCGGAGCGGGCGGACGGCAGCCGGGTCATAGACACCGAGGCGCTGGACGTGGCCACCCGCATCCAGGACCGCTTTTTCAAACAGTGCCGGGGGTGCGCCAACGACATGGGCCTGACCGTCACCAGCCGGTGCAGGCTGGTGCTGCCGGAGAGTGCGCGGCCCCCGGAGGAAAACGCCTTCGAGCGGCTGATGCGGGAGAAGCGGGAGCGGATGCAGCGTGCCTGAGCGGCTGACCCTGGCGCCGGGGGTGGAGGTGCCAGCGCCGGAGGACGGGAGCGTGCTCCGCTACAGCGGGGAGGCGGTGCAGGACGTACTGGACTTCTTTTCCCTGCTGTGCTTCGCGCAGAATGAGTGGGCGGGCAGGCCCTTCGACCTGCTCCCCTGGGAGGAGGAGGCCGTCCGGCAGTTCTACGGCATCCAGGTACAGGATGAGGACGGCCTGTGGGTGCGCTACCGGCGCTACCTCTACGACGAGCTGCCCAAGAAAAACGGCAAGACGGAGCTGGCGGCCGGCCTGGGCCTGTATCACCTGCTGTACGACGGTGAGGAGCGGCCGCGGGTGGGGGTGTTCTCTTCCGACAAGGAGAACGCCTCCCAGATTTACGAGGCGGCCAAGTACATGGTGGAGAACACCAGCCTGGGCCAGCCGGAGCACGACCCCATCGCCTGGGCGGTGGACTCCCGCAAGGAGATCCACACCAAGTACGGCGGCGTGCTCAAGGTGTACTCCGCCGACGCGGCCACCAAGCACGGATACTCCTTCAGCGCGATTATTATCGACGAGCTCCACGCCCAGCCCAACCGCAGGCTGTGGGACGTGCTGACGGCCGGCTCCAACGCCGCCCGGCGGCAGCAGGCGGTGATCGTGCTGACCACGGCGGGCGACGACCCCGACCGCACCAGCATCGGCTGGGAGGTGCACGAGAAATGCCGCCGCATCCTGGCCTGGCGGCGGGGAGAGCCCGAGCGGGAGGGGGACGCGGACGCGCCGGAGTGGTGCCCCATCATGTACGGCATCGGTATCCTGGCCGGAGACGACCCGGAGCGGATCGCGGAGCTGGACATCTACGATGAGGCGCTGTGGTACGCCTGCAACCCGGGGCTGGGGCACAACCTCAAGCTGCGGGACTTCCGGGCGGACGCCCGGGCGGCCCGCCAGAGCGAGGCGGCGGAGCGGTGGTTCCGGTGGCTGCGGCTCAACCAGTGGATCTCCACCAAGAGCGTGGGATGGCTGCCCCTGACGATCTACGACAAGACCCAGTTTAACCGGCCGGAGTGGAAGGTTCTCAACGCCCCGGCCCGGCGGCAGGCGGCGCGGGACTATCTGGCCGGCAAGAAGTGCTTCGGCGGGCTGGATCTGTCCACCACCACCGACCTGACGGCCTTCACGCTGCTGTTTCCGCCCCAGGAGGGGCTGGATACCTGGGTTGTCCTGTTTTGGGCGTGGCGGCCCGAGGAGGGCGTTCTGGAGGCCGAGCAGCGGGACCATGTACCCTACCGGGACTGGACCCGAGCGGGCTTTTTGGAGCTGTGCCCCGGCGATATGGTGGACTTCACGATGGTAGAGGAC